CAGTGGTTTCAATTCTTTCTATGTGTTTGGTAGGTATCCTGTTAACCGCTTTAAAGCCTTTGTGAGTTCAGGCACTACCTCGTTACTTAACACATGCCGTTTGCTGAATTGATGTTTACATCAGAGCAGTCTTTTAGTGTCCAAGACGTTAAAGATGCACTGAGCACTGAGCAGCGGCCTTGTTGGAGTCTCTGTGATGGGTTGGTTGATGAACTTCCTAGTTTTGAACTAGAAGAATTGCCAGTCCGAGAGATTGACCACATGTGTGACGGCTGTGCTCCCCTCAAAAAAAAAAAAATAAAGTCCTACAAAATGAACCAGGTCGTCAGTGTTGATGAGGACGGTTTTGCGTGCGTTGGTCGTCGTCTACGCCTTCGTCGCTCTGACATACGTGACCTTGATGTCGAACCTGAGTATCCCGCTTCCGACTTTCCAGTTTTTGAGCCTAATTACTTTTTGAAGAAGCGTTATATGAAAGTAGAGTCAAAATCTGTTAAGAGTATGCGGCGGGACCCCAAGTTCCACATGAAAAGCAACAAGGATGTGAAACGCCCGGGACCAGATTATTTCTTGTTGAATGTCCCTTTAGACGGTGACCCTGTCGCGGTTCCACCTGCAGCGGTCTCTGAATTTATCGTCATTTTGCGACGTCTTGATGTTAATATTCAGAATATTGCCTTTGAATCGAGGAATCATTTTGATACTCATGTAGTTGTGCTCCAGTTCTTTGTATTACTTATCCTCCTCATTATTGGCTTGTTACTGCTGATGTCTAACCTCGACATCCTCAATCCTGGGCCCAAGCCCGAGCTGGACCCTGTTCCGTGCTATGGATATGGTTATGATTCTGTTCTTGGTGAGATGAAGTTGATCAGGGGACAAGAGAAAATGGTTTGCATGTGGTGCAAATCGATCCTCTCACCATTCTGTCCGGCCGTCAGGCGGGGAGTGCACAAGGGGTGCGTGAAGTATACAAGGGCGAAGCACGCCATGTCGCTTTTGGACTTTCAAGGTTACGTCAAGCACGCCGTTGAACCACCTGATGAGAGTGAATTTTGTGAGGAAGAAGTCACTATTGCGGAAGAAGAATCATCCAAGTCGAAGAAGACTGTGTGGAAGCCTCTTGTCACTGTAAGTGGACCGCCCGTTGTGGGAGAACTGGTCATCGGTAGGGATGTTGCTGCCGGACCATGCACATCAAGTTCTCTGAATTGCAACACTTCTCAGGCTGGTGCTACTGGAGTTGTGAGTGCTGTCGAAATCACCCAGGAGCCTGTCCCTACGGTCGTTTTTCCCTCTAATCGCGTCTCGTTGAGCGTTCAGACGGAAACCACTTACTCTGAAGTCGGCACTGAATTGCCCAGGGGTGACCCCCACATCTCAGAACTGTCAGACCCACAAGTTGAGGAACTCTCGAAGAATGCATTTAGTGTCAATGTTTCTTGTGGCGCTAAGATGCCCTCAATTTCCAGCTCTCCATTTGATCCCGCCTTGCCCTTTGGCGTAGTTGATGGTTGTGCTACTCTATTGACTGAGCTACCACCAGAAGGAAGTTTGAATGGTGAATGCTTGTTCTTGGAGGAAGTCTGCCAGATCTTTGGAAATGTCGCTTCTATACCTTTTGGTTATTTCATGGATAAGGTAGTTATGAATCGTTACCTTTTTCATGTTTCTAAGAATGAAGATCGTTTGATTTCCAAGAGGAATGTGTCGCGCGTTGACAAGGATTATGTTGTTGCTACTGCATTTGCACCGTGTCCTTGGTGGCTCAACATTTGGATGTGGTTGACTTGGCACAAGTTTGGACTCTTTATGCTACTTTTGTTGGTGACAGCTTTGATTTTGCCGGTCATATGTTATTGGTTACCTGCACTTATCATGTGGCCTGTTAAGTCTTTGATGTTGCTGGCTTTTGTGGCGAATTGGGTCTATACATCGTGTTTTTATCCTTTCCATTGGCGCGCGTATTTTACTTTGTCCTACGCTCCGCATCTCGCAGCTACTGTTGCTGGTGAGTATGACCGTCCGACGACCGCTGAGTGTGCTAAAGCTAATGTACGTACGAAAGTCTCAAGTCCTTCTTTTCCTCTTAAGGATTTGTATGACTGGACACTCTCACGGGGTACTGAAATAGCGGTTCTTATGTTACTCTCCAGAACGGATTTTTACTTAATGGGTCTAAGGACTGGGTGCAGAGAACGCATTACATCCTGTCCTTAGGCCCTGAACAGCTGCCTGACCCCTGGACCACCACCCGGCATGTTTATGCAGTGGGGGCTCGTATTGGGGAGGTCCCATTTGTTGAAGTCCGATCTAAACTTATGGAACTTGGTGCTGTTAAGTCCGTTTCTGGCCGTAGAAGGAGTAGGAGACGTATGTTTAGAAGATTGACTTGGGGAGCCGTACGAGGTTACGCCCCAATTTGTTATGATTCTTATGACAATCCTACTGTACTTGAAGCTTTTAAGGGGAGATTGTTGCGTGATCTTCCCTCGGTCAATGCTCGTAAAATCAAGCTCTTTGCGAAATTCGTTCAGAATTGGCTCGATTCACATTTGTCTGAGTTGCGCAAAGTGCAGCTTATGTCTTTCGAAGAATGGTTGGATTCTGAAAACTATCCCGAATGGCGTAAGCAGCAGCTGCGTCAGAGTTACCTTGAGTTGCGCGGTGGTCTACCATCTAGAAAGCGTTCTTCACATATTGATGCTTTTGTGAAGGGAGAATCTTATTCAAAATATAAGAGGCCACGTATGATCAATTCTAGGGTGGATGACTTCAAGGTAATTGCCGGGAGGTACTTTAAAAGCATAGAACGTGTGCTTTATGACATGGTTATGCCTGTTTCGTTTATTAAGCATGTCCCAGTACCTCAAAGGCCTGCCCTCGTCAAGAGAATGTCTGAATTTGTGGGTATGAGATGTCGTGCCACTGATTATACTGCTTTTGAAAGTTCGATATCATCCGAGATAATGGTGGTGTGTGAATGTGCTTTATATCACGCTTGTTTTCCAGATGACCCCATTATGGATTTTATCTGTGACACGATAAAGGGAGAGAATGTGATGCGGACGCGAACCGGAGTGAAGGTGTGCTGCACTGGCCGTCGGATGAGTGGAGACATGTGTACGTCTTTGGGGAATGGCTTCACAAATCTTATGGTTAGTACATTCATTGCTGGTGAGGGTCACATTTTCGGCTATGTTGAAGGCGACGACGGACTCTTCATGGTCGACCACGAAATTGATCCGCAAGACTATGCTGACTTAGGTTTTGCGATCAAGATAGAGAAGTTTGATAGTCCATGTCATGCTTCCTTTTGTGGTCTCGTTTTCTCTGAATCCAGTGAAATCATACGTGACCCGTTTCGGTTTATGCAGAATTTTGGTTGGACTATGTCCTGCATTAATGCTGGTCCACGTGTGCTTGACGAGTTGCTCCGCGCAAAAGCACTATCGGTATGTTATGAGACACCACAGTGCCCAATTGTTGGTGCGTTTGCACGTCGTGCTTTGGAACGTACAATGGGTTCGAATCCGCGTTGGGTAAACGACGGCTATCATGTGCCACCTGATGCTGTTGACATTCCCAAATTTGAGCCTAAGGCTGATACTCGTGCCTTGTTTGCCTTGAGGTATGGGGTTTCAGTTCCCCAGCAGTTGGAAGTCGAGAAGTGTATAATGCATGATGATTTGGACCAGGTCTCTGTCCTATGTCCGGCTGGCTTAGAGTATGATACTTTGCCCGGCCAGCGTTCCGGTTCAAGTCCTGATGTTGCTCACTATGCACAGCACTTCTTGGAAATAACATAGAACGTTAGTGTGTGCAGTCCTCGGCCAGTCTTTTCAAATTCT